CCATAGACCAAGACGACAGAAGGATGAGGCAGAACGTCAGGGATCAAGTAATCACGCTTAGCTTCTTTTTCCATCAACTCTTCAACAGTGAGAAGTTCAACTTTTTTCTCAAAAGCGATTTGATCAACAATGAGTTTTTCAAGTGCGCTTTGATCTCTGTAACCAGCCTGTAAGGCAAGGCTGTTGAGCTTGTAGTTAACCTCAGCTGGATTATCAAGATTGAGGATTTGTTTGGAGCGGCGGATGACCTCTTCAAAGTCAAGAGTTGCTGTTCGGAACTCTTGAACTACTTTCTCTTGGGCTGCTTTGACGACTTTGGCCAAACTATCTGAAAACCTGAGTCGTTTGGGATCCTCCCTGTCCGCCAGGTGAATAAGAGTTCCGATGCCTACGCCATTGCCTTTAAAGGTGTTCCAGACATCAGCGCAAGGGTTGTCGTTTTCCCATTCACCAGCGTAATCAGGATCCTCTGCTGACCATGCTGACCAAAGCATGAAGCCCATTTCATTAGGCAAAGCAGAATTGATTGCCATGCCAATTCTGACCCAGTGATCTCTGGAGCCAGCCCCCTTGCACGGGATAACGTTTAGGCAATCTCTGATGATTTCAAAGATTTCGTCTTGGGTGCGATCTGTGAAGTCAAAATCACGTCTATTGATCGTTTTGGCGGGCTGCTTCATCTCAGCAAGCAGCCAATCTGGGGCGACAGGAATGCTGGATAGGTCGCCAGAGATCTTGTACTGACCAGGCTCAGAATTTTTAGTACCTGGATACTCGCCAAAGATCACACCTTGACGTTTGGAGTTCCAAAGGATCTCGTAGTCCTGATCGCCTAAGCCTCTGCCTTCTACGCTGCTCCAGAGGTCTTCAGGCACGCGGAAAAGGTATTTAGCAGCGTTGCTCTTGGTCGATGTGATTGTTGGAGCGCCTTCAAGGGAGGAGCCCCAAACTTTTAGGAGTTTTTTTAAGCCAAGATCAACGTCAAGGATGACAATGCCATTGCCGCGAATGCCAGTAAAGACGCCTACAGCTTGAAGGTCAGGATTGCGTTGAATAGCAAGAGCAACATCAGCAGCGTCAAACTTGCGATCAAAACTTGCCTCTAAAGGATTTTTGCCAGTGGCAGGCTTGCCAGAAGCCATTTCAGCGCCTTTACGATATATAGGTGCATAAACAAGACCTTCAGGCAGAGTCTTGACGAATTCTTGTAGCATCATGTAAGATTGGAATGAACATGAACAACAACCCGGCTTGCCCCTTGATCCTCAGGGCGAGTCGGGTCTTTTTTTAGTTTACTAGAACTTGACCTTAGGTCAATCACGTCCTACAGTATCAAAGCGTCAAATCAGACGCGACAACCCACAAGACAATTTTCTCGTGAAACTTTCCGCAGATTTCATTCAATCCCTTGAACAAGAGAATGACGGTAGTTCTTCCAAAGATAACTATCTTGGATATACAAAATTAGAGCAAGGCAAGCCAGCGAACTTTGCACTTTTAGAGCAAGACCCGCTTGAGTATTGGCTTGTTTGGACAGAAGCGAAAGCATCAGGCTCTATGAAGCCATTTCGTTTTATGACCCAACCATCATCTGATGAGATTGATTTAGAGCTTGGCTCTGAATATGTTCGAACGATGAATTATGACAAGACAGCAATTCGTAAACCACAGCAATGTTTGACGTGGCCTGTCTACAACTGGGACATGAATAAGGTCCAAGTTTTAGAAGTTTCACACATCTCATTGGCACGTCAGTTTGCAAAGTATGGCTTGAACAAGAAGTACAGCAAAAACTTGCTGGACTGGGATTTCGAGCTGAGCAAGATCAAAGGGGAAATGGTGCGTTATGAGCTGTTGATTGTTCCTCGCGATGAGGACGAGCACAACGAGACTCAGATGGAGAAGGCTTGGTTGCAAGTGCAAAAGGGTGGATTTGACCTAACTCGAATGGTTACAAGCGAAGATCCATTCAGCGAAAACTGAGGGAGGTGGGGTCTTTTGACCCCTTTTTATTATGGAAACCATTCAAGTTGTTGATCCTGAGATTCTTTCTCAGATGGACGAGCAAGAGGCTCGTGAAGCTGTTGATGACATCAAAAAAGGAATCAACACAGTTCGCGCCAGGATTTACGAATTAGATCGGCGCAAAGGTTGGAAGGCTCTCGGTTATAAAAGTTTTAGAGCTTGCTGCTTTAAAGAGTTTCCGCTTTTGCACGCAAAGACAGTTGAGGAGCATCTATCAGCAGCAAGGGTAGAAGCTGCTTTGCAAGAGTTCCCGGGAGCTCACGGGAAGATTGGTGATATGCCTGGTAGCCACGCTAAGTCTCTGGGTTCTTTGAAGCACGATCCTGTGGCTCTTCATGATGCCTATGAAAGAGCTAAGGAGATAGCAGAAGAGGAGAATGATGGAAAGCTTACAGGTTCAATTGTCAGCCGAGCTGTTAAAGAAGCTCCTGCCACGCATGAGTGGACAGAAGACGAGCTAAACCGCAAGGCGATTGTTGAGTCTGGTGGAGCGGTTGTTGCCAACATGCGCCAAGACACTGATAGAGCGTTGCTTGAATGGGCTCGTAAGACCGATTGTTTTGTGCGGATTGATCGCAACACTGAGTGGGGCAACCCGTTTGAGATGGGGAAAGATGGCGATCGTGACACGGTCTGCAATTCTTACGAGATATTTTTTCCTCGCAAGTTCAGTCTTCACAATCGGTTGGATGAACTAAAGGGCAAAGTTCTTGGATGTTGGTGTTATCCCGCCAGGTGTCATGGCATGTATTTAGCTGCAAAAGTTGAGGAGGTTGATGGCAGTCTTTAGGGATTGCGTTTGCATCGCACAAGCTCGTTTAATTAGCGGAAGAAAAACTCCTCCGCATATATGTACGCTTGCCTATTATCCGCAGGAGCAAAGGTTTTTGCGGGTAAGGCTTCCGTTTGATGGAACGTTGGTTTCAAGCATTAGAAGATGGCAGTTTTTTTCTTTTGAAGGCAAAAAAATTCCAACTGATGTGCGAAAGGAAAGTCTAGGATTTGACCGTCTAATCGCTGTTGGCTCGAAAGTTTCAAACAATGAAAGGCGAGCTTTGCACAGACAAATTCTTTCTAATTACAAAACTGAGGATGAAATGAATGCCGATAGGGATGGTGTTGGTATTTTAATTCCAAAGCGTGGCTCTTTGCGTTTTACAGTAAAAGAACAGCAATCCAGTGAAAAAAATTATCGAGAGAATACTTCTTCAACCGGAATTTACTATCCTGATAAGGAAATATATGTTCATTGCAAAGCCAAACAGTTTAAGACGAGATCAAAAAAATTGCTACTTGCCTGGGACGCAATTGAAGCGATTAGAAAGGGTAACAATCCTTTTCCTGTTTACGAGGAATACAAAAACCCATATATGCTTTTAGGTAATCACTATAAAAACAAAACTTCTTTTATGGTAATTGGAATTTTGTCCGCTCCGGATGGATTTATAGAATATGCTTTTAGTCAGCAGCTTGCTCTTGCGGTTAGTTGACTTGGCAGGTACGATAGTTTCGGGAAGGAGCGTCTATTGACAATTGAAGCTGATCCACAGAACATTCTTGCTTCGTTACGGCGCTGGCAATTAGAGCAAGACAACTCAGGGCCATTCAGGGTTTACAGAGATCAAGAAGGTCTGATTTACCATTCAGTAACGCATATCCTGAAGCACACAGCCCCTCAATCCCAGAAAGATGCCCTGGAGCGTTGGTCCAAGAGAGCAGGTAGTGATATGGAGCGTGACATTGCCTGTGATCGCGGCACCATTGCTCATGAGCACTGTGAATATATTCTCAAAACAGCTGCAAAGTTGGCCCGTCAAAGTGCCAACAAGAAAGGAGCGTGGAAGATTTGGGATGATGGTTTGGCACGTCCTCCAAAAGCCATCACCACCTGGGCACTTAAGAAGTCGAAAGATGGAGCGCCGAAAGTTGCATGGCCCGCCCGTGAGTACGCCAGAGGTTTATCCGACTGGTTGGTAAGCGGAAGCGTAACGGCCATTCATGCGTCGGAATTTAGCGTTAGTAGTGAGGAAGGATTTGCTGGAACGGCAGATGCCTTACTTGATACGCCATTAGGCTTAACGATCTGCGATTTTAAGACGAGCAGTCGTGAGTCAGACAAGCCTGAAGCGTGGTTAAAGGATCATCAGGACCAATTAGGTGCTTATAGCCTTGGACTACGTGAGAGAGCTGGGATACGGGTTGATGCTGGAGCGGTAATTATTGCCAAACCTAATGGGACCATTCAACTGAGGATGCTCAGTGAATTGGAGATGAGAGGCTGTGAATCCCGTTGGACTGAACGCAACAATATATATAAGGAGATGTTGTTAGCTGGTGAGGTTTGCTAAAATGGTTCTGTGAAGTGAGCTGGGGACTGGCGTTTTCGGTTTGGCTGATCGCGAAGGAAGGCAACGGGGTGCAACCCGATGTCTTCACCTGTCTTTTAAATTTATGGAAGAAGCTCTAGACCTAATTTATCGCGGCAAAAGTAATGTAGCTGTCAAAGCGAAAGAACTAGACATCTCAACAGAAACGCTAAAACGCCTAGTTCGTGAATATATATTGGAACGCCCGTTAGATACGAGCGATCCAGAGGTTTGGAGCGGTGATGTGGAGTTAGGTTGGCCCTACGCTTAAGTTATAAACTATACTTACGATTGTAAGCGGCAGTATGCATTTCATCCAAAGTTACAGCAGGCTCACCACCAGTATCATCGTATAGATATTGGGGCGTTGGATCATACTCTAGTTCATTTTCAAGTTGAGGAATTACTTCACTTTCAAGAAGATCCATCATGCCATGAGTCAATTCAACATCCATCATGTGTCGTTTACTCTCACGTTTTACAACACCTTTTAAGATGTCCAGGGCACGTTGAATTTTGGCAGACTCATATTCTCGAACTGGTTGATAATGATAAGTCACCACTCCACCTCTCTAACGAGTTGTGCAAGTTTCTTCAATGATTCAAGGCTATCAACCTGACGTTTGCCAGCTGCATAAATTGGATCTTCCATGCTTTTAACTTTTGCCATATCTTGTTGAACGAGTTTGAAACAGAATTCAATTCGTTCAAGTGGATTAAAAGCAAAGTGAGCAGAAGCCTTGCTTCTTTCACCGCCAATAATCAGGCAGAGTAGTTGTGTGATGGAGCGGTTCGCTTGGTTTTTAGTAATCATTTGAGGTTGCGGTTACGTTCAGCAGCGTCAGGGATAGAAGCGTTGAGGTCATCGAACTCCTGTTGTGCCAGTCGTTCACGTTCTTCTATCTCTTCATTAGAGGGAGGCCATGCCTCACCTTCTAAGAGTTCTGATGGGAGTAGATCAAAAAGATCATCGTGCTTTCTACGTTTAGTCATGATTCAATCCGTTTAATAGTGGCTTGGAGCGTTGCGAGATCTTTAGTACCGAAAGGACTCTGCTCAAATTTGCAGTTGTCCCAAACTTCGGCGCACATTGGTAGAGGTAACTCGTAGACGTCAACCTCTTCATAGCCTGGATAATCATGGAACAACCACTTACCAATGATTGCAATGTCCTTAGGTTCAACATCCATGCCAGTGCGTTCGCCTAAAGCGATTGCCATGGATTTTTGTTGGTCTGGCGTCAATGAAACTGGTTTAGTCATTTTGATGATGTGAGATTTTTGTCTCAGTATTTTTGAGACTGGTTACCGCCCATACGGTGTAGGCGTTCAAAGGCTCTGGAAAGCTGCACAATTTCCTGCACGTTATGTTGTGCAGATGCTTGCATGAATGCCTGCTCAATATCGCGCAAAAACGCATCACGCTGTTCAATAAGGGGCAGTGGAGCGTCAACATCATGGGCGATGTCTTCACTTTGCATCTGAGTGCTTGCTAGGGCAACGTCACGAAAGCTTGTGGCCCTACTAAGCCCAAACATGCGTTGCAAGCGTAAAGCCACTGCTGATGGCCCATATCCAAGGCTCAGGAGACGCTTAGCCTCCTGAACATGTTGGCCTTTGATTTCATTGGAGCGTTTCACTTTGCTGCAGCATTATCAAGTTTGCGGATGTGATCCGTCAAAACTTGCATGAACCTTTCTTGTGTGGAGCGGTCACAATAAGGCAAATGTTTTGCAATGGCATTGTTTAACGCTTCATTGCCGACAAAAACTGAAACCGAACAATCAGAGTTGTCGTGAACTGTAATTAACCCGCCGGTTAAGCTGATAGTAGCTTGATTGTCTGCCTGGAAATGGGTGTTGGTGGTGTGTTTCACTGGTTAGTGGTGGTGTTGGAGCGGAAACGGCCTAAACCGTTTTCCATTCCAATACTACAGGATAAAAGGCAATCATGCCGGCGCTAGCCTATAAACATTCATACAATCTCTCATGCCCATTCATGGTCCTGATATATGGTTAACTTATGAAGAGATGGAAGTTCTCTTAGAGTCCATTCATGTCTACTCCCGGACCGCTGATGGCAAGCGTTGTTCATCCGGTCAGTGTGATTTCTTGCGAGATAAGTTGCTCCACCTTAAACGCGATGGCTCAACCCTCAGAATGTATCCATCGCGTTAGGTGGAGCGGAACAAGAAAAAAGCCCGGTAATCCGGGCTACATAATGAAGCTGTATTCAAGGCAATCACAAGCCTTGACGCCATAAGGCTGGGCGTCGTGATACTTACTGAAGAATGATTCCTCAGAACAGGTAATTAACGCGCCACCCTTAACGTCAATATCTGCCACTACTTGATCAATTAAAGCGATTTCAGCGTCTCCGCCGTCATCGTTCAAACTAAAAGACGTTGCATCACCATTGATGAGATAACTTGCCCAGTGTGCTGGGAGGTCGTATTTCTCGACGATCATCAGAAATACCTGCCAACAATGATGGACTCACAATCCTCTGTCAGCTTTACAAGAGTGCCAGACCATACCGTTTCGGATGTATAGCCATCCCAACCGTTGAGGTCTGGATCGCTAACGTCTGTCACCCGCATGAAGTCTTGAAGGTGGTAAACCTGCCCACGGTAAGCAAAGAACCCGAAGTTACACTCGATGTCCTGAGGATCCATCCAGTCGTATTCCTTACGGATCTCTGACTGGATGCTTTCGTTAAAGTCTCCCAGATGCATCAGCGGCCTGGAATGGTTATTGGTGCGGATAGTAAGCATGAAAAAGCCCGGCTCATGCCGGGGAGATTGGGGCGGTTGATGCTATGAAGTAGTAGTGATCATGATCAAAACCACAGGCCACTAAAACCATCTGGTGATGTTCTTGATACGGCCACGATTGCAGCAAAGCAAGTGCGGCAGCCTTAGCGTTTTCCATACCGTTGAGAGAATGATCCCACGATAAAGTCACACTAAACTTTCGATCACTATCGCGTCGATGTACTGCGCTGATACGTGCATCCCTATGAGTTGTTGGTCCATGGTGCTTGGTGATGATTAGCGGCCCTTGTAGTAACTCCATCAGCGAACCACCCGAACGTATGGTTGAGTGTTGCTATGGCTGTGGAGCGGTGACTGTAAGGCGGTTTGCACAAAGCAAATACCGAACAAGCCGGCCACGGTGTAAGTGGCCAGCAAGGTTAATGTTGTTCTCATTAGGTTGATTGTTGGTGCGTTGATGTTAGTTAGGCGTGCTCAATATCCCAAATCTGCTCTGCTTTTTTGCTAGCTGCTACGCATGGCAGAGTCGCCATAGGTGCCAAAAAAAGTCCGCCTAAAAATAAACTCGTGAACTGCTTGTGGTTCCAATCGAAAGCAACGGATACTGATAAGCCTACGCATGCCAGACCTGCCACCATCGTGGCGGCTGAGGTAGCTAGCAGCGCGTTTCGCTCGAAACGTAAACGGGACAAGGTAGTCATGAATTCTTGGTGTTGTTGGTGTTGGTAGGTTGGTGCGCTTACGCTTAGTGAGAGCAAGGCTGCAAAGTGTAGAAAGTGTGAGACACAATGGCGCGGCTGCTAGGATGCACAAGTGCACGCGGCAGAATCTGCTGATGTGGTCTCAGATTTTACGAGTTGAGCGATAGGCTGATGGTTCTCTGTACATTCCTACATTAGTCGATAGAGTAAGACATGACAGCACAGCTACTACAATATGACATATCAATTAATACAGGCTGATGTGCTGGCTATTCGGTATCAATTGCTACACGGGGGCAGGGTTGCAAAGTAGTGCGCTTGTACCAGCATTCCCTGAACCTGCACATATATCCGCTGAACAGTAATCGTGTACTAAAAAAGCCCCCTAAGTGGGGGCAGGGGTTGAGTTTGTTGGAGCGTCAGATCAGTCGTCTTTATTTTCGATAGAGATTTTAAGTTCAGGCGCTTGGATATTGACGGTTTCAACGGATTCACCGATAACACGTCCAATGGAGTCAAGAACTTGGCTAGCGGTTTGGAGCTGGCCTTTTTTGACAGCTTGATAGAAGAGTTTGGTACGCATGTGCTGAAGACGCGGGAGCATATTTTCGCGATCAGCTTTCCAGTCTTCTTCGTTCCATTCTTTAACAGCTTTCCAGTCACGCCAAGCGGTTTGGATAGAGACCTGTTCTTTTTCAGAATGGTCGTAAACAAGTGCGCGAGCGGACAGTCCATCTAATTGACGACGGTATAAGCGCCTTCTGCGAGCTTCTACAACTTCATCAGAAGAGCGTCCGGGATTCATTACTTGTCTGACTGTTGTTCTTTGATGTTACCCCTTGTTGGGGGCATTTGGAGGGGGGTGGGAGTCGAGATTCTGTGTAATGTAATAGGCATGAGCACAACAACAGAGCCTATTAACCTGAGATGGGCACAGGGCCAAGTTTATTCAAGTGAAAATCGCTTCCGCGTATTGGTAGCAGGGCGTCGATTTGGCAAGTCGTATTTATCTTGCGTTGAATTGGTGCGTGGAGCGATTGAGAAGCCAGGGGAGACATTTTTTTATTGTGCTCCGACGTATCGAATGGCAAAAGACATAGCGTGGCGAGCATTAAAAAAGCTGGTACCGAAGGTATGGATCCACAGTAAGAACGAAACCGATTTACGAATCGAGCTTATTAACGGATCAACGATTGAATTGAAGGGTACAGAGAACGCTATGGCATTAAGAGGGCGCAGTTTATCTGGAGTGGTGTTGGACGAAGCAGCATTTATGGATGCGGAGGTATGGTTTGAGGTTATACGTCCTGCTTTAGCAGATAAAGAGGGCTGGGCATTATTTATTTCTACACCAGATGGAACGGCTAGTTGGTTTTACGACTTGTGGTGTTATGTACCAGAGGATGAGACAGGAGATTGGCAGCGATGGTGTTATACGACGATTGAGGGCGGCAACGTTAGTAAACGTGAGGTTGAAGCAGCGCGTGCCCAGCTAGATAATCGAACATTCCGCCAAGAATTTGAGGCCAGCTTTGAAAATCTGACTGGTTTGGTGGCGGTTAGTTTTTCAGACGACAATATTTCAACAGAAGCCCGCGACATCTCAATTCAACCATTGCTATTGGGCGTTGATTTTAACGTTGATCCAATGAGCGGTATTTGCGCGGTAAAAGACGGTGAAACGCTCTATGTCTTTGACGAGATCATGTTGACAGGTGGAGCGACCACATGGGATTTCGCGGATGAGGTTACTAGACGGTATGGAGTAGATCGCAGAGTCATTGCGTGTCCTGATCCTACGGGTGTGGCACGAAAGACAAGTGGTGTTGGAGTAACGGACCATGCAATTTTGCGTCGTAATGGATTTACGGTTCAAACACCGAGATCACCGTGGAAGATACGGGACAAGATTACGGCAGTCAATACAGGATTAATGGATGCTGCTGGAACGCGACGAGTAAAGATCCATCCAAAATGTAAGCAGCTAATAAAATCGCTTCGGACGTTAACGTATGCGCCTGGGACTGGGTTACCGAATAAGAATTTAGGAGTGGACCATGCGTTTGACGCATTTGGGTACTTGGTACTACAGCAATTTAACCTTGCGAAACCAGAGACATTGGGTACGACTTCCTATCGACTCTACTAGGATGGGAAGGCATTCCTTAATAACGGATGTACAGGTCTCTTGCAGCGGATCAGGAGTGAGGAGCGTCAGGCGCGCGAGCCGGTTCTAGTCCGCAACCAATAGAGCGGTTAGAATAAGGGCAAGTTATTTGTCTTTGTCATGCCCAAAGGCCCTGGAACGTACGGTACGCAAAAAGGCCGTCCACCTAAGAAGAAAAAGAAGGGTGTAAAGAAGGGCAGCAAGAAGATGTAAGAATTAGACTGTACCCAACGCATTTTTGATTATGGCACCTAAAAAACGGGGACTTTACGCAAACATTGCGGCAAAGAAGAAACGTATCAAGGCGGGTTCAGGCGAAAAGATGCGTAAGGTAGGAGATCCTGGCGCACCAACCGCCAAGAACTTCAAACAAGCTGCCAAAACAGCGAAAAAGCGTAAATCGAAGGGTAAGGGTAAAAAATAATGGCCAAAATTAAACGAGGCGGGCACATTTTCGATGGTTACAACAAGCCAATTCGTACTGCTGGTCATTCCAGCGGTAAATCTCATGCTGTTGTGATCAAAGAGAATGGCAAAGATCGTTTAATACGTTTTGGTCAACAGGGAGCAAGTACAGCGGGCAAGCCTAAGGCAGGTGAAAGCCAAGCAATGAAGGATAAGCGAGCTTCTTTCAAGAAGCGTCATGCAAAAAACATTGCTAAGGGCAAAACCAGTGCCGCATATTGGGCCAACAAAGTAAAATGGTGACATGACTTACTCCGTTCCAGGGCTCGTCAGGACAAGTTTGGTTAGCAGCTCCTATATGGGGAGTGTTGACAGCCCATTTGTCCGTACGCGAGCAGTAATCGACCAGATGAAAGGCTGGGAGATTATGAAAGCAGTGGTATCTGGAACGGAATACCTTCGAGACAATAGCCAGACATTTCTACCGTTAGAGCCTCGTGAGGACTACACAGCTTATTTGGCGCGTGTAAACCGAGCAGTATTTACGCCTTATACGCAGCGTTTAATACGAGCAGCAGCAGGACTTATTTTACGTAAGCCTATAAGTGTGACTGGTGCGCCGTACTGGACCGAAGTTTTTAACAAGGATGTTGACGGTTGCGGTTCTGATTTGGATGAGTATGCGCGTCGATTGGTCACTTGTGCATTGACCTATGGGCATTCACATGTTCTTGTTGATTTTCCCGCTCCATCAGACGCAAGAAGTTTGGCAGAAGAGCGTGATCTTAATCGTAGGCCATATTGGATTGAAGTAGATCCAACTAATGTGTATGGCTGGCGTTTAGATCGGGAAGCCAACTATGGAAGTCTTACGCAAGTACGTATTGGCGAGAAAGCCGTTGTGGCTGATGGGGAATTTGGAGAAAAAGTTTATGACCAAGTCCGTGTCATTGAGTCAGGTCGCTATCGCGTCTTTAGACAAGAACAGAAAAAACAAGAAATGCAAGGGCCATTTCCATACCCCGCTTCATTCGATCAAGCCGACGCTACAACGGAGTACGACTTGGTTGAATCAGGTGATTTTTCACTTGGGCAAATTCCGTTGGTAACGATTTATGCCGATAAAAAAGATACGATGACCAGCCGTCCACCATTGTTGGACATAGCGCATTTAAATCTGGCTCACTTCCAACGTCAAGCAGACCTCATCCATAGTCTGCATATTGCGAGCCAACCGATGCTTGTATTGGAGGGTTGGGATGATCAAACAAAAGATATTGCTATTAGCGTCAATTATGCGATGGCGACTCAACCGGGTAACAAGGTCTATTACGTGGAGCCTGCATCAAGTGCGTTTGAAGCGCAGACGTCAGAAATCCAAGAGTTACAGCAGCAAATGGCGACGTTAG